GTCCTGACCAATCAACTCGCATTTGCGGTCAAAAGCGACGACTTCGGCGCGTTCAATCAGATCATGAACAACGGCAACGTCGGCTCGATGTTCAGCTCGAAGAGCATCCTCGCGAAGATTGCTCAGGACGCCAACCGTGCCCGCGCGTTTCAGAAGGCCAAGAATTACTTGAACCGTGCGACCCCTATCCGCTCCGACTACGGGACGCAGGGGTACGTCTCCAACATCCGGCAAATCCACGACCAGGTCAAAAGCCGCTTCGGCGGACGCATGAAGAAAGGCCAGAAGGCCGTATCGGCGAAACTGCTCGTCCAGGACAAGGACACCCTGAAGGAATACATTGAGCGCCGTCAGCGTCTGGTCGGCGTCGTAAAGTCTGGATGGGCATCTCTGCTTCGTGGCCTTCCTCGCCCTAAGGACATGAACGGCCAGCAGGGCGAGCCCGGTGCAGAGCTGCGCAAGGCGACTTGGGTCAGCGGTCATTCCTCCGTACCAGGCAAGATCACGACTAACTTCACCGACAAGGTCTGCGAGGTCAGCATCAACAACCCCATCGGCAACATCAACGGCATCGCCGATGAGGCTGGGACGCTCGGCCTGGTATACGGCAACCGCGTAAAGCAGATGCCCAAAATGGTTCGCTACCGAATGAAGAAGCCCGTAAACAAGTTTAACAAAAAATAACAATGGGAACTAAATCCATGCGCCACATCGTCGAGGCCGTCGTCTCGACCTATCTCTCCGCCCAGTCTGGCCTCGCCGGCGTCGCCCTCCTGACGGGTGACAGCGCCGCGACGCAGACCCTTCCTAAGGCGGTCGTCATCTGCGACTCTGCCGCGGCTCCCGCAGACCTCCCCGAAGGCATTGGCAACTACTCTTGCTCCGTCCGCGTCACGCTCTTCTCGAACGCCGACGACACGACTCTGGCCGTCCACCGCGAGCGCTGCGCCGCCGTCGCCGGCAATATGCGTGACCTTGCCAGCATTCAGGCCGCCTTCGTGGCCACGGGCGACGCAACCTGTTACGACGTTACCATGCGATCCGAAGACGAGGGCATCGACGAGCGCTCTTGGGCGACCTCCTTCGCTTTCGACGTGCTCACTTGCCTCGACCCAGAGTAGGTTGCCAATTGAGGCAGGAGTAAGATGAGCGTAACGAACAAAGGCGCAGTTTGCCTCTACGGAATCGGGCCCGGCCAAGAGGCCTCGCTTTTCGTGCAGTCCTACACCGTCACCTCTGGTTTCAACAACTCGGCCACTGTCGTGAATGAAGAGGGCGAAACAGTCACCGCCCGTTATGACGACATCCGCACCGAGATCATGATCGAGGGCGTGGCCAAGACCACCGCCATCCCGCAGCTCGGCGCCACGCTGACCTTCACGGTCAAGACCGCGTCTGCCTATCCTGGAGGCACGGCTTCCGTATCGGCCAAGGGCACGATCATCAAGGTCGACGACCGCGGCTCGTCGAAGGGTTTCGTCAGCGTCTCCGTGACGGCTGAGGCCTTCGAGTACATCAGCTACTAATTGACACCCCCGAAAGGGGCGTAGGCTAGGGGGAGTGGACCGTCGCTTCCTGAACGCCTACGTCGACCCAGCGCCTCTCAAAGGATTTCTGGGTCGAACTCTTTACCCATGGTGCCTCAAGTACCGCGTGCGCCTGCATGCGTTCGACTCCCCGCTGGTCATGCCAGGTAAGGACGTGACGCCGGCAGACTTGCTCTTCGCCTGCCAAGTCTGCGCCGAGGAGCCACTTGGAGAGGTAGGCATCATCGACCGCCTTCGTCTCTCCCGGCTTAATGACAACCCCGCCAAGTTCCAGATTTTGCTCAATGCCTTCGCCGGCTACATCCTCGTCGACGACTGGCCGAAGTTCTGGGAACAGGATGCGAAGAAGAGCGGGGGGAGCAAAGGAGTTCCTTGGCCTCTTGCTGTCGTCGCGAACCTAGTCGCCTGCGGCATCGACGAGAAACGGGCGTGGGAGATGCCGGAGTGTCAGGCCATTTGGCTGAACTCCGCCCTTGCTATCCGTAAGGGTGCGGACGTGGCGATAATGTCCCCGGATGAGGAGGCCTATATCGAGGAGCAGCTGAAGGCCGGCGAAGGGGAAGCCCCCGTTGCCAATCCAGCAGGGTAAAGAGCCAATGGCACAAGACCTGACCGTAAACATCAAGACGACCTCGGACGTCCCGCAGGCGATGGACAAGGCCAAAGCCGCAACAACCGGATTTGACAAACAGTTGTCAGATATCGGCAAGAAGTTTTCGACGAGCTTTAAGGACATCTTCCTGGGATTCACCGCCCCCATGATTCTTCTCCAGTCTGCGATCTCTGCGATTTCAGGAGCAATTGAAAAGGCCAAGCAAGATGCAAAGGACGGGCTAGACCTTATTGCTAAAGGCGAGACGGTTTTCGCAAGCTCTGAGGAAGCCAAGCTTGCAAAGTTCCTAAAGACAAAAGCCGCAACCGAAGAAGAAGAAAAGAAAGTAAAGGAAGGGCGTGAACTGATGACTGAACGATTCTTCACAGAAACCAAGAAAGGCCGTGAAATCATGCAGAAGATGGAAGAGGAAGCCGCCGCGGCTAGCAGCGGAGAATATGTCGTTCCTAGTCCTAAGCAGCTCGCGATGCAGAAGTCCTACCAGGACATGGCGCTTCAAGAGTTCCTGAACTCAGAAGAGGGCAAGAAATACAAACCAATCTTCGAGGACAAAGCCGGAGGCGACGGTAAGTTCAAAGGCCCGGAAGGTTTTGGCAGCGTGATCGGCGTCGGCGCGAACCCGGTCATCGAAGCCATGACAAAGCAGACCGAAATCCTCGAAGGCATCAAAGCCGCCATCGAAGCCCAGGCGCCTTCCGGCGGCGTGCCCGCCCCCTTCACGGAAAAGCCGATGTCCACCCGAACCATCTTCAACGCCTAACATGCCCCTCGTAGAAAACGGAAACGCCCTGACCGCCCCGGTCATCCTCCCTGGCTGGACATACAACCGCGACCCGTTCGGCCTTGGCACGTCGACCACAAAGTACAAGTGCGACCACACCGTCGACATGGCTGCCTTTGCGGCCCGCGGCCAACCGCACCCGGACACGACCTATTCCTTCCTCAAGGCCAACTCGTATTCCATCAGCTGGGACGCCCTCGGCATCGCCACCCTTACCGTGGACTACGTCGGCATTCCGCCCAGCGTCAACGGCGGCGTCTATACCAACCCGAACACATCCTCGGCTAACGGCCTGACCGCGGAAAACATCACGAGCCACCCTAACTTCTTCGAGACTCCAGAAGGTTCAGGCTTCCTCGGCCCGATCGCAGGGCCTTCGCCTTATACCCAGGACAGCCCGGACAACCTAGCCCCCATCGTCAACGGAAAGCCTGCCTATCTCGGCCTAAACGGATCATGCTTCGAGAAGGCAAGCGGCGGCCGTTTCATCGGCTTCGTCGACCCGACCTATCCGCAGTACTACGGCAAGACGCAGTACCTCGCCAAAACCTCGACCTACTCCGGAGTAATGTACACGACGTCGCTCGCCAATGTTCAGGCGCTCCTTGCGCTGCTCAACACGGCCACGGCGACCAATTCCTGGGGAGCGTCTTTCCCGCTTCTCCCCGCCTGGGCTCCCGTCGGCGTCGGCGACTTCGGCAATAACGTGAACCTACTTTCTCAGGTCAACGTCGAGGAGTACGGTTCGCTCTACAAAATGATGTACGAGATCCGTTATTCCAAGGCCGGCTGGGAACGCGACGTCTACGTCAACATCGGATAATGAGCATCCAGCCCGGAGTCGGTTACACGTTCACTTCGTCCAGCCTTGGGACGAACATCAACATCCAGCAGCCTTGGAGCGAATGGGATCCTGTCGGCGCCGCGCTGGAACAGTCCGTCCAACAGTTCCAGCTGCGCTCCGTCCGCATCGGCACGACCAACAAGCTCCAGATGGCGAAGGGTACGGTCAACTTTACGCAGAGCAACATGCCCCGAGTCCGCCTTGGCGGTCATTACGACCAGCGCCAGGTCTGGATCAGCAAGGTGGCCGTCTACGGTTCCGGCGTCTCGCGTACGGCAGGCGGCGGGTCGCCCGTCTGGATGGAAGCCGGAGGCTACTATAACATCACCACGGCGGGGACGTACTACGTCACGGTGAGCAAGTTCGACATCAGCCAATCCAACGACGATACGGAGTCCCCCCTGCTCAACGCCGAGGCCCCTTGGGTCTCCATCTTCCCAGCCGGCGACGCCATCGAGTCGGCCATCTTCTCCGAGACCGGGCCGTCCGAATACGTCAACAAGACCAACATCCAGAAGATGGTCGGCTATGACGCGATGTCCACAGGCCTCTCGGGCGACTGGGGCAACTGTCATACGACCTGGTTCAACCCGACCAAG